GTGGTCGTGACACCGACATTCCTTTGGTATTCCGTTCTCGACAATGTGATCGTATGGCGTATGCGCTGGCTTCGGCCGCACAGCGCCAATTTTCAAAGTATACTTTGGATAATGATCAGATGTGTGTCGATATGACGAGAGCCAACTACGTAATTGTTCGCAAGTTCATGAGGGATGAGCTTAGCGTATATCGTGATCTGCGCGATTCTGATGCTGTGTTAATTATAGATATAGCAATGACGTGTGTGAAATACGTGTCGCTTGCGCGGAAGCGCGTAGCACATGTTGCCCACATACGCACATGCCACAGCATGTCAGGAAGTCAGACAGCGCAATAGTATGCATCATGTTATGGCTGGTATAGGGATTGACGTTAACCCTAACAGTTGTAAGTTGTTGCAGAGGTTGTGTGGCCACGTGCCGAACTTGGGTCGTAAGGCTCATAGTTCGTCGGCGTGAGGATGCCCAGTCTTACTACCGGCGATCCCAAGTGAGAAAAGCTTGGCGCCCAATGATCGCCGTCTTGAGGTAGTTAAAAGGTTGGGTAACGTAACGATGCAAAGTGGGACGCGTATCAGTGGTCTTTCACCACCGATCCACTTTCATCCGATTAATACGCGTACTATTTTGGGTATGGAAAGGGGAGTTAAGGAACGAGTCTTATATGTTCCTAGAAAGAATGGTTCTTTTGAACCCGCCCCAATCCCTTCACGATCTGTTTTTGAAGCTGCACTTTTGGAGAGTGTAGTGGTTTTGAAACGTAGTTTGCCTTCGACCGCCCCCATGAGTTATCAAAAATTTATTGATACTACTACGGGCCGCAAGCGGGCTGCTGTTCGGGACATTGTCGCTGGGCTTTTAGTCAAAAGCCTAACGACCAAAGATAGTGAAGTGTCGATCTTTACTAAGTATGAGAAAACAAATTTTACTAAGAAAAGAAACCCTGCCCCGAGAATTATTAGTTATCGGGGAGGTCGTTTTTGTGCCGAGTTCGGAAGGTACATACGACCGATAGAACATCACATATTGCACAAGAGCATTCGACAGCTCTTCGGCGAAACGACCGTGTTCAAAGGCATGAATGCTTTGGACATGGGTCGTCAATTATATGCAAAATGGTGTAAATATCAACGACCTGTTGCAATTGGTATAGATGCAGTTAAGTATGATCAACATATGCATGTACATGCATTGCGATTGGCTAACAGTGTCTATGCCGACTGTTTTCCATGTAAGGCGCATAAAAGCAAGTTCCTTCAGCTTGCTACCCAGTTGTACAGTAATAAGTGCAAAGGTTACGCTATGGATGGTAAGTTGAAATACCAGGTAGATGGACAGACCATGAGTGGTGAGATGAGTACGAGTCTCACCGCTTGCCTTATCATGTGTCTTATGGTTCATGCATTCGCGAAGAGCCGAGGTGTGTGTATCTCGTTGGCAAATAACGGAGATGATTGTGTCATTATTATGGAGGATCGTGATCTTCATAAGTTCCAGAACGGTTTTGACCGTTGGTTCCATGATGTTGGCTTTGAAATGACGGTAGAGGATCCTGTTCGTGTTTTCGAACAGATTTCCTTCTGCCAGACTCAGCCGATATTTGTTGGACCAGAACATGATGACTATATTATGTGCCGTGATCCTTTTGTGGGGATCGCGAAGGACACTGTAATGATTGACCGGTGGAAGACGCCTAAGTTTTTCCGAGCGTGGCTCAATGCCGTCGGCCAAGGTGGTCTAGCCCTAACGGGCGGGATACCAATCTTTCAGAGTTTTTACGAGATGTACATACGTAATGGGGAAATGGTAGAGTTTAAAGGTACACAACTTGATTGGATGCGCCGACAGAGTTTGAAGGTTTTGAAAAGGAAATCTCAAGGTATATTGTCGGATACGCGTGTCTCATTTTATAATGCTTTCGGCGTGTTGCCGGAAGAACAGATTGTTCTCGAGAGTTTTTATTCCGAGTTTAGTATCGCCTCGAATTTGGAAACCGATTTCACAAAATTTCGGTTCCAATCCCCTATGCCGTTAGGCGTTCTTGATCCTGGGCCGTGTCCCTGGGAATCGTATGTTGACCGTTATGGTACTTTGTCTCATGACCGTATGGTTGTCGGCATGGTCATTACCGAACGGAATAAGCGCTAATTGCGCTAACCTGAGCATGTTGTAAACTGCTCCACACTGCCGAGTGTGTAATAAATATGGCATGGAGTTTTTGGTTTTAAAAGGTCCAAAACGTTTTCTTTATTGATGTAAATATTTACGTGCTAACCAAAATGCCGAACGACTGCACGGCACCACCCTCTCCATAGGGAACCAATTATGTACAGTCTCCTTGTTTTGTGGGGGGATTCCATACACACAATTGCGATTTACGAATCGCTCAACAACAATTTACGGCCATTACTGTGGTCCTTACTGGTCTGATTCGAAACTTCAAACTTCTGTTTGCGGATCTACACCTCCAATTGATATTTTAGATCGCTCTTGTCAATTACACGACTGCGACTATTTTAACTCCAACTCTCCCGAAGATTTAATCAAGGCAGACAACGATTTTCTTATTCGAAATCGTAGTATCCCTTCTTACTCATCTTCTCTCTTTTCTACCCTGGTCGGCGCTCAGTTGTCTTATCGTCAAATGGTTAAAAATTCCTCTTCACCTACTCCGCGACTTCGTGGCGCGGCTACGAATGCGGCGCCGCGTACGTTACGTACGCGACCGCGCCGTAATCGCGCTCCGCGTCGCCAAGCAGATATGCCTACAGCTATTACTTCTGTTGCTGCTGCTTATGGCACTACTATTTCTGGCGGTCCACCCGGTATCAAGCGTTCTGCTAATGGCGGCATGCAAGTTACTGGGTCTGACTGTATTGGATTAGTAACTAGTGCGAACTTTTCTGACTTTTTTATATCGTCAGTAGTTCCATTACACCCAGCGTTTTGGACTGGGACTTCTATTGCGACTTATTGTCGCTCAATGTCTAAGTATCGCTTTCGCAAGCTTGTCATTGAGTATGTCCCGGCTGTTCCTACCTCAGAGCAGGGCTCAGTTGTCGTTACGACTACTAAGACTGTTCTTGAGCCAGTGCTTAACGCATCAAGTACCGTTACCTTCGTCGCCACCGCGATTGCAACAGGTTTCGGCCAACTCACGCCAATCTGGAAAGGCTCTGTCGTTCCAGCCCATCTTGATGAAATTTTTCGACTCACCGATCCTTTCACGTCTGTTGACGTTGATGACCAAATCCTTGGGGAGGTCATCGCCTATTCGCAATCTGCGACCTCAGCGGTAGCTGGTTATTTGTTGGCGCATTATGTGTGCGACTTCATAGAGCCATCCTACACATTACACTCAACCTTTATTCCTGTTCCTGCTGGTCTTGCGGGAACTGCGACTTGGACTGATAACGCAAATGAAGTGGCTGGCGCCGCTCTTATCGTTGTCCCTACCACTGGTATTAACCCACCGTCGGGTACGGCTGTGGATGGTACGGTTTTCCGTATGATCCTTGACGTAGATGCGACGGTTTTGGCTACTGGTGTTACTGCTAGTAATGTCCTTCAGGTCACCAATCAAGTCTTTTCTGCAACCGTCACTGCTAGTTTTAATACTCAGTCTCTGGTTATACAGAATGGTCAGTCGATGTATGGTAACCTTGTCGCTGGTAAGTTGTATATGTATAACTCTTTTGATAATGCCGTTGCTGGCACTGGTCAAGGGTTGTTGTCATACGCTAGTACAGTGTCTTTTAAAACTGTCTGGTCCTTTTGGATGTATCCTTTGCGGATGGGCCAACGTCTCATCTCTGTGCAATTGTAGTTATTCTTCACTTTGTTGTTTGATTTAAACCGTAATGTTTTAAAACTATGTAATTAGCCTTGAGGAAGGCTTTGTATAAAACCTACACAATTTCTTTATTGTTATTTGATTTAAAACCTATCTTTCATATAAAACCGTAAACATTATAAAGCAACCAACTAAAAATTATATTCCAGGTTTCCGAGACCTGATGGCGGTAAACGAAAACAGTTAAAGAGTATCCTACAGAGGATCTAAAATATACTAATGACTACCCTTCCACACCTAAAATGTACTCTGCCTTGGTGTGGATGTTGAGTTCAAGCTCAACTGTCTAGAAAGAAG